TGGGCTTGGGTAGAAGATAAATTACTGCCCCGATACCCGTCTAATGAGGCTTGCACTGCCTTAATTTGTTTTGCAGTTTCAGATAACCTAACTTTGTTGGTAACCATACCTGCTGGAGACCTACCACTAGCAGATATACCCGCAGCTTGTAATCTTGTGCGGTTAGCGTCATCAGCTATTTGTTTACGTGCCTCTAGTGCAGACAGCTTAGAAAGTACGTCCATTTCCTGCGCTTCAGCTTTCCGCTTGTTACCCAAGAATGTCTGGCTAGCACCAAGTCCTGCCTCACCTATAGCACTAAGCATGTTAGGATTACTGCTAGCCATAAGCCGCATACCCATCTCAGCTAGACCCAGCCACTTGTCTTGGTCTGCCGACTTCTCACGCTTGTCTAAAATATCCAACAGCTTCTGCTCGTAGGACGATGTATTGGGCTGTCCTTCACTTCTGCTGGTCGCACCGCTGCCACCAATAGTAGCTATGCCTGTACGTGTTGCAGGTGTAACTACATTTCCATTCTTAACGCTTTGGTCAAGCAACGGTAGTTTTTCTAAAATTTCTGCTGCGTTTTTGCTTGTGTCTATATCAGTTTTAGGAGGCTCATCATAACTAAATGGAAGCGTTATATTAGCATCTCCAGCCCCACTGGGCACCATAAAGTCTTTTGTAACTGAGGGCGTAGTTGCAGACCCGTCAGCATCAAAATCAAAATAATTAGCTCCCCCGCCAAGTAACGCTGCTGTTGTATTTGCGGTTGTTCCTGCTGCTTTTTTAGTTGTCTCTGCAGCCTTAGCAAGTATGTCGTACATTTCTTGAGAGTTAAAAGCCGCCTCGGGTATTTTAGCAGGTCCGGGTCTATCTTCAAGTTTTACATCTAGGAGAGACATAGGATCAGTAAGAGACATATTATCTGTATCAAATACATACTGACTGTCGGGACGATCTTCTGGACTTACACCTGTAACTACTTGAGTTGCATCTGCTGCTTTTTGTAGTGTGTCCCCTACTCTGTCTGCCCTAGCCTCTTTTTCAAGTGCAGAGGCTGTTTTAAACCTGTCTTGAAAGGTAGGTTTATAGTTAGCAGCGGCCCCTATAGCTCTACCTTGTTGCCCTGCTTCATAAAGATAAGGATCAAGCCTTGTATCATCACTAACGGGGGCATCTTTTTTCTTCATCTGTTCTACGAGTTTTGCAGTTAGCGCAGCATTTGATGTTGGGTCCGCACTACTAGGGGCTACAAAAGCATTCTTTCCTGCAGTCAATCCTGCGGCTCTTTCCGCGTCTAGTCTTGTTTCTGCGAGATCAAATCTTTCATCAGCATCAACATCTTTGTCCTTCATTGCACGTAACCGTCTACGCACTTCAACAGGACTTACAGGGTAATTTTCATTAGCAGTAACTTTAGCAACATCGGCAACGGCTGTAGCTTGCAGATTATCGGCTGCTTGTGCCTCAACAAGTTTAGATACTTCAGGCCCAAATGCACGTTTAATGCCGAAATTATCTTCTAAAACCCAAGGAGCTGCTCTTTCAATACGGTTTGTTTCTTTTTGTGCGACTTCTAATTTTTTCTCAGCGCGATAAACACCTGTATCGGTTTTTTCTGCTTCAGCTAATTCTTTTCGCGCTGCAACTTCTGCTTTTTGGGCTATAGTATGTTTGTCACTTGCTAATTTAATAGCCGCTATTTGTTCTTGTGGTGTTTTTAATTTTTTAATTTGGTCTACAAGTATTTGTTCTACAGGAGTTTGGTTGTCAGGACTGTCGTTAACTAGCAGCTCTTGAAAACGTATATCTTCAAGTGCATCAAATACTTTAGGTTTTGTTGGCACAGTTAGTGCTGTGTTTCTAAGCGCAGCCGCGTCGGTAAATGCTTCTAGCTGCGCGTTACTTGCTGGACGCCCTGCAGTCTCTGCAAGCTCTGTTCCGGGTTCGTCAGCAGTAACGCGAGCTTGGCTTACGCTTTCTTTAGCCGCTTCATCAGAAGTTGCGTTAAACGGAGCTTTGCTAACAGCAAATGGATTTGGCTTAATCTCTCCTGCGGAAACAGTCTCTACTGCGTTTGACTCTAGCGGAACACTAAACGCCTTGCGTGTGTCCGCCGCATCTTGTGCTATTTTCCCCGCCTCGGTTATATCGGCTCGTTGCCGCGCAACCTCTTCCCGTCTTAACGTGTCGCTAAGAGTTTTTTGATTACGTTCTGTTTGTGACGGAGACAACTCACCGCTATATGGATCGCCCTTAATAAGAGACTCTATATATCTTTGAGCGTCTACCATCCTTAGATCATCACCGGACTCAGCGTACCTTTTACCAAGAGTACCTCCGGGTTGTCCCTTAGAGTTAGTAGCCTCTAATGCCCTCATTAGCTCAAATCTAGCTCTTCCAGCTTCATTCCTGTTGTCGGCTTGTTTGCGTAGTTCTTTTTCAGATAGGGTGCTAGTGTCGCCTACGACTACTTCATCACGCACATCAGCATCGCCAGCAGCGGCGAGTGTAGCTAGACCTACAGGCGTGGACATAGAAGATACAGGAACTTGGCTAAACTCATCTTTAGGTAAACCCAAACGAGATGGGTCTGTATTGCCACCCTGACCCCCTGTTGGAGATGAGTACATAGCGCCGTCAGCGGGAGGTAAACTTGCAGACACACCATAGTTATCAGGTGGGACGTTATTTCTATCGCTTGTATCTATGAGAGGAAAAGACTCAGACTCTATAGTTTTAAGCTGTCTTTTTAGTCCACCAGACATAGGGAGATAAGGCACTTTTTTAGCAGCCTCAACTCCACCTACATCGGCTACGCCTTTAACATCTTGTACGCTATTTCTAGGCATAGCTTCTAAGGTGTCTTGCGTCATGCGCCGTGTTTCGCCCGGATAAATAGGGCTATCTTCTGCAAAAGTAACAATAACTTGGTTTACAGCGCCTCCCGGAGCCATTTTTAAAATACCACCACTAGCCATAGTAGCTATGCCTGTATTTTTCGTTGTGTCAGTCTTAGGGGCCATAGACTGTGCCATGCCACTAGCAACATCTTGAGGCATACCTGCCACGTTAGTCTGTGGTGTAGGGGCTGGAGCTGCGCCCATTAGTCCTTCAAGAACAGTAGGCTGACCTAGCCCTTCTTGCCGTGTCTGCTCATCGCGCATCTCTTTGCGGGTATTCGCTTCTACTAGAAGCATAAAAGGCGGGGGACCAGAAGGATTAGGATTCTGCATACCCTGCATTATCTGTTGGTCACTCATACTTTTAACAGTATTTTCGTGAGCCTCATAGTTAGTAGCAATACCCATAATTAACCCCCGTAGGCTTTATAGAGAGATAGTCCCGTAAGACCCGCACCCGCTGCTTGTTGGAACATTCCCGGCTCTCGCACAGGGGTGGTGGACGTACCTTCATACGAAGTTGTACCTGTAGCAGCAATCGGCATCCCTGATAAAATACCTGTCATGTTACCAATCTGCTGTGCAGTGTAACCTTCTTTTTCAAGGAAGTTTTGATAGTCAAGGTCAAGCTGCGCTTGGTCTCTACCTTCTTCAGCAGCACCAAGTCCTTCTAGCAACTGCATATCTTGTATCTCGGTTTGCCGTTCTAGTTCGCCCAAGGCTACTGAATCTTTAGCAAGTCCTGAACCTACGCCCAATGCGTCAAGTCCTTGTTGAGCTGCAAACTGATCTGCATCTTCAGTAGACTTCTCATACCGTGCAAGTTCTGCGGCTTTAGACTTATCAACATCCATATCGGCAGTTCTGGAGGCGGTAAACTGATTGCTTGCATCCTTATAAGCATCTTGCAGCCCTTTGTCTTGCAGCATACCCATGCGGTTCATCATAGAATCTTCAGCTAGGAAGTTACGCACCGCACCGCGTGATCCACCAAATGCGCCTGCTTGTACTGCCTGTGAGTTTCTAAGCCCTTGAGTACGCTGATAGTCGCGCATGGCTTCCGACTTCTGTCGATCCACAACATTCTGCGTGTAGGGATTCATATACTGCCCTACATTGTCGCCCGTAAACTTAGCAGCGTCAGCATAGTCGTACTGGCTAAACTCATTAGGGGTGTAGTCACCCAAGCCTTCTGCGGTAGCCATGCCATCAGTCATGTACGTTTGTGCAGCCCCAAGCCCCGTTATACCGTCTCCAGTAGCGATATCACGCGTACCCGATATAGCATCAAGCGTATCTTGACTCTGCTCTGCAAACCGATCGCCTGTATAAGGGTTATATTCCTTACCGTACTCAGCTTCGGCTTTGGCTAGATTACGTTCAAAATAAGGTTTAGCCCATGCAGGTAGGTCTGCAGTCGAAGAACCCTGATTGGTTGTTGTGGTATTGTATGTCTTGCTTCCAAAACTCATTGGGAAATCTCCATTTTATAAGCCGTATACTCTGGTTCCCAGCCATACTTTTCTAAGCATCGTCCCCACGCTTTGCGCCCGTAACCTTCAAGATGACTACAGTTATTATTTATAGCGTACTCACGTAGTGTAGCCTGACATAAATCTAAGACTTTCATCATATTACTACCACCAACCCAGTCTATCGCTAACCCCCGCTTAGTAGGGTATTCTAGTATGCGGGTCGTAAACACCATCATAATAACATCATCTTTAACAATAATCCATAACGTATGAAATTTACGCTTAATATCGTCATACACACTCTTAGTAGTAAATTTACCGCCTGTAGTCTGCACTGCACGGCCTATAAATTCTTCAACTTGAGGCCACACCGAATCTACATACTCAGCAGGTACAGGTGTTATGACAGAGAGGCTTTCTGTAACTACGTCCTTCATGCGGTCATCATCTTATTAAGTTCCTTAGCTGCATTAGAACCCGCGTCATTTACCTTATCTACGTTTACTCCTGCACCTTTTAATGCTTCATAAGCATCTTTACGTAACACAAACTCACCATCTGCAAGCAGTACATCTTGTGTAGCATCGCCGTCTTTAAGCTGTGCTGTTATTTTGTCATCTGTGCCTGACCCATCACCGTTGCCGCGCACTTCACCGTTCTCACCACTTGCAAATCGTTTACGAGTTTCATCAGCCTCACCAGTACGTACACTATCTACTAATTGCATTAACGCAGGTTTGCCGTATTGTTCTACATATTGAGCAATAGCAATTTTATCTTCGTTGCTAATGTCCATATCGCCACCTCTAGCCATACCTTGTACTTGTAGTCCGTTACGTACAGCACGTTCAGCGGCATTAATTAGGTCTTTCTCGTTACCACCCAGCGCAAACTGTACATCACCACCTTCAGCCATACCTAGTGCGGCACGAGCGCCCCCTATAGCACCGCCGAATACAGGGCTAAGTCCTTTGTATAACGAGTTAGTAGGGGCTTGCGAAGAGGCCGCACTAGAAGCATTAGCACTCTGCACGTATTGCTCTACAGGGTCTATATTATTGTCGAACCCGTTTTCTATTAATTGAGTGTTATCAGTAGCTGTGGTTAATTCATTAAGTGGTTGAGCTAACCTATCTGCTGAACTACCAGCACCGCCTTTACCCCCAAGACCAGAACTAGGACCAGAACCTCCGCCACCACTACCAAATGTCTGCTGCTCCTGATGCGAAACGTTCATTAAAAACTGCATCCTTTTTTGGTCAAACTCTGGATCACCATACTTGTTATCTAAGTATGCGCCGTATTGTTGTAGTCCACCCGTCTGCCCACTAATACCACCTCTGCGGGACATCTGATCCATATGCACCTGATTCCGCCCAAGACTACCACCCTCACTCATGGTTAACACGCCAGCGCGTTTGTCAGTGTTGTATTTAAAAAGAGCCTCATAGGAAGGGTTAGTATCCGAATAACCGTTTGCAATCAGCCATTCAGCAGGGGGGCTTAATACCTGCTGTTTAGCAAATTCGCTTTCAGTTGAAATAGCAGGCATGGTGCTAGTAGGTGCAGTAGCTTGCGTACCTGCAGAGCGGCGTACCCCAGAGATACCACCATCATCGCCCCCCTGCATGCTTCTTTGCGTGTCTAACTCTAACGCTAAAGAATTACCCGTTTCGGGGTTAATTTCATAGCTATTACCAAACATATTCATTTTAAATTGCTTAGAGGTATCACCGTCTCTATAATAAGAACCTTGTATACGATTTCCACCTTCCCGCGCTTTAGTAAGTTCTTCTTTAGTATATGTTGATGGACTCGCACCTTTTACAGGTTCGCCACTAGCAAGAACCGCATTGTCCCCGGACTGACCCCCCGACTGTGGGGTATTATACCGATTATATGTGAGTCCTGCAGCAACACCTACTGGTCCTAGCGCCATACCACCTAACATAGGAAGCAACGACTGTATTCCTGTAATAGGTCTATCGGTACTAGACCCGTCTGAGTTAGTTTTCGCTTGCGGTACTCTAGGACTACTTTCGTATTTGGCCCTGTTAGTGTTTTCGTTATCTGAACTGCCTTTACCTGAAGCAGCTCTATCTGCTTTGGTCGCTACCTTCCCAGTGCTTTCATTAATTAGATCACCGCGCTCATAAGAGTAACCATCATTAGGCGTAAATGTATTAGCTACGCTTTCTTCAAAGCTGTTGCCGCCACCAACTGTATTAGCCCATGCACCCATTAGAAAATATCCTTCATACTACTATCCTCAGTTCACCGCCAGCAGTCTTGTAGACACTGTTAACGGCTAGTCCGCCAGATACTGCTGCTGTGTTATTAGCAAACACAGGGAGATTAGTCATCACTATAGTTGTACCCCGTATAGGGCCGGGATTACTCATCTGCTGTGCATACAACGCAAAGCTACGCGTCATCTGTGCAAAGTATCCTGCATCGTATTCTACAGGTACATCGGCAAAAAATGGAATAGGTACTTCAGTAGTCATTATCGTCTCCCATCTGGACGTACATCTATTCTGGGAGTACCTAGTCGCCATGATACCCCCAACACACCTGCTGTTGAAGCTAACTTTAATGCTATAGATCGACCTCTAATGCGTATATCTACTTCTTCAGTAAATGTACCTACAGGTATTGATTGCCCTGTTAGTGTGTTATCCTCAGTACCAAAAGCACTACCACCCGGACTATTTCTAGCAGATAGACTAAGTTCTGCTGTGGCTGTAGCACCACCTGTAGAGTTTCTAAACGATATGTCGGGTAGTAGCCTGCGCCCAAACATAAACTGATTACCGCTACTTAGCTCTATAGGACTAGATTCTATAAATGCCCCTATACTAGATGCAGGAGATGTACTGCCATCATCAGTGCCAAACTCATGTGTGTATAAGTACCCATCTGTAGCCGCAGCTATAGGGTTTCCTGCGTGAGTATTATCCATCCATGCAGTGCGGTTAAGGTTGCCATAATACCAAATGTTTTGAGCGTAATTAAATACTACGTACTTATTATTGTTCAGAGAATTTAAAGACGGGTAGAACCACCACACCTCAGAAAAGGCTGTATTGCTACCTGCCATCACTTTAGATTGTTGTGCTAAGTTTAAGTCTGCAAATACGTATTCTTTTACTGTGCAGGGTATTTCTTTAACATTACCATTATATAGATAGAACTGCCCTCTACCCATCCAGTACACAGCATCTCCTATAGCTACAGCAGCGTTCTGCCCCGTTATAGAAATGTTTCTAGATACTTCCGAAAGGCCATAAATAAACGGATCACCTACATACTGCAGCGCGTGTGCAGACATATCTGTTAAAACAAGTATCTGTTGTTTGGTTTGCACCGCTGCAATAATGGCACTGCCTGAGCTAAGTTGTAATTCTCCTGCAGTGTTAGTGTCTAGGGTACGCCATTCAACTGCGGATTCTTGACTAGAAAATCTAATCGTTAACGGGTCTTGTGTGCCAGAAGCACCTTCAGGATCGCACCCAAATGCAATTACGTGTCGATCTTTTTCAGATACTAGAATAATAGCGGCTACAGTAGGCGCAGATTGTGCGTTGGTTAAATCGCTTAATGCTACTGCTCTTGCGCCGAACCCACTTGAAGTATCCCAATAAAATATACCCCCATTACGTACACACATAATAAGGTCTTCGCCAAAGTTATCCTGCGACCATAAGCGTAATGATTCAGCCGGAATGGTTATATCAGCCTCAACTCCCCACCCTCTATTAGGATCGTTCCACGGTCCCGCACCCCAACCTGCGCCAAAAGTAGCATTATCTTGCCCTGTATTTATTTGGTACGCAGCCTTAGAACTAGCTCCACCATTACCGGTATCAGAGCCATTAGCTGTAGCCGTAGCTATAAACTTATAGCTATTTGCGTTTACTACCTCATATATTTGATATTCACGATTTAGCACCGCAGCCGTTATTTGACCTCCTAGCCCATCAGGATTTGTTGATACTCCCGAAAACGTAACAAAGTCATTTGATACCGCTCCATGTGACGTATCGGTAGCAGTTATTATGTTTGACCCGTTAGTAGCTGCAAACGTAACCGCATTGTTAGATGACCGGATAGGAGTTACATCGTTAGCTTGAATACCTTCAAATACATAAAACTTTAGGCTAGTACCCGCACCTATGAAGTTTCCTCCTCTTAGGCTAGTCCAGTTAAACAACGACCTACATGCGCCTAAAATAGCTATAGGGTTAAACTTTGCCCAACCTCCAATAGTTTCAGGAAAACCCATACGAAACCTAATGCGATTACTATCAAACCAGCCACCATCATTACTATAGCGAGTTACGTCACGGACAATTCCGGGTTTAAACTGTAGTTTCGTATAGGCCATAGACGGGTCTCCTAGAACATTATCTCAAAGTGCGGTGCGTCTATAAACGGTCTGCGAGCCTGTGATCTGCGTGTATCTATGTACGAACACATAGCATGTTCTGCTGTACCGTCATAGGCACCTAGATCATCAATAGTCCATGCAGCGCCCCACCGTAACTTAACACCTGCAGCCTCCGCGCCTTCTTTCATGGCATCGGCAATCTCATCGTACAGATTAAGTTCCCATCGACCACCATCACAGTAAGCCATTAGGTCTACGGCGTTACCATCAATGTGTTTTGATTTCATGGTTTGCGATGCGCCCTTTGCTACTAAGGCGCGCTGTTCTTCTATTGTCCGCAACCCGCAGATCACCGAGAAGTCTTGTTTGGTAACACCTATGGCGTACTTCACGACAGTTATCAGACTTTCGTTTACACCTTCTAGCCTAGACAGACTTCGTTTACTTAGCTTGTATCCCATAACTATTTCTTCCCAAAAAACTTGCTTACAGACCGCATACCTATACTAGCACTAACGATCCCACCCAACGCAATTTGATACCACTGAGGCATAACTTCCAAAGCCATAAAGCCCTTAGCAACTATGTCATTTCCCCAATCCCCGCAGAAGGCTAATATTAGTGGAATACTGAAAAGTAGGGTAATCCATTCATCCTTCCAAGAATTATCAGCGCCCTTTATAGCTGCAATATCCCAATCAATCTCACCTGTGAGTTGCTTCTTACGCACCTCTGCTTCGGTCAGTTTGATCTGTGTCTTACCGTCTATTACCGAGGTAGCTAAACCTGTAAGACTGCTTATAAGTTGTGTTATCATTTCTCTGATCCTAGCCATACCGCAAACGCGCCCGTCATGGACCCAGAACAAATTGATATCATCGCGGACTGCTGTGTAGACAAATCCTCTAAAGTCATCCCCCACTCCAGAACCCGTATATACATCACGGTCATTACAAACATCATAAGTCTCGGCATAAGACGATATTCTAGTATAGTCTTAAAAGTTATAGACATCAGAAACCTCCTTTAAGGCCATCTAATATTTCGGACAAACTAGGTCGTTTATCCTTCTTTTCATAGACGCAACTAAATACCTTCGGACACTCTGAAAAACTAAGCGTAGGGTAATGATATCCCAGCCCACCAAAACCCGCACTGAATCTATATACACATACCTTTTGGTCATTTACGTCTGTAAACCTCTTCCATAGGTGACACTTTACATGAGTTGGATTAGCAACCCCCACAAGTGTTACTGATAGTATTAGCGCATTTATCACTGTGTAGCCAATACTATTAAATATAGGCCACCACCTAACACACTAAGGATACCTAAAGACAGGCCACCAATAGCTGCATTGTTTGCCATCTGTCTCTTTGCTTCCATAGCTGCGTACACCGTATCTTCTCTTTCTTTGCGTATCTGTCTACGCATACCTAACATCTCATCGTAGGTTCCTAAACCGAACCTGTAATCTAACATAAACTTAATCTCTTTTTCTTTCTCAAGCAAAGTTTTCTTACGGATAACAATATCCATAGCCTGTTGTTCTATGTTGTCAGAACCTTGAGTTTGTTTGTCTAGCCACGTAGGGTTCTTACGTTGAGACTCCGCACGGGTAATGTCCGCAACTGCACAGTACCAAGACCCAAGTTGCTTACTAACATCCTGCATCTCACGGCCTGCGCCAACCAATAGTTTTACGCCTTTAAAGGCTGCATTAGCTGCTGCAAAAGCTGTAACGGGGTCAATCATATATCGTTACCTCTGCAGAACTTACTCCATACGGTTTAAGATCGCTAGTAACATCAAGATAGTGGCACCTGATGTACCTATTAGAACGGTCTCAAGGCGTTTTATCCTAGTAAAAACCTCTTTAAATTGTATTCTAACTTCTGTCTGCACAGCGATCATATCCCGTTCTAGCGCCGAGACGCGCTCATTCATATCTGGCATTGCTACTAAAACACCCCACCACCAATAGAGGCAGGGGCAGTAACAGTAATAGCAACATCTTTTCCTTCTGCCCCTGTCCACGGATTTTTACATTTAGGGCAAGTACCTTCAGGATAAGAAGCAACTTTTTCAGGGGCGTCTACTGCATTACCACACGAAGCGCAGTGGATAATATCCTTACTTGTAGCGGGTGCCCCCATAACCCCACCGGGCATTGTTATAACAGTATCAACCATATCATCACCTCTAATCATTAATTTAGCTAGGCTCAACGGGCCAAGTTACATTTGCAGGAAACCCAGCTTGTGTAGGTACGGCACGTAATGCAGCACGATAAGTAATCCATGCGTCTGGCATGGTAACGTCACTGCCAGCCATCCAATCGCAAGCCGCTAGTTTGGCGTTACGTTCTTCACGGACTAAAACTTCTGGTGCAATAGGCGCAGGTTCTGGATCAGACTCTACAACAGGGATGTTTTCTACAACCCACTTTGTGCCCTCCCATTTAGCAAGCTGGCTGTAAGTTATAGTTGGTGGTGCAGTCTCTACACAGCCTGCTGGGATAAGCCAATTATTACTATCCAAAGGGTCTTGGTCTGCTGTTGTAATGCCTACATAGACACCATTTAAATCTGTTTGATATACGTTCATATCGGCGTCTCCTTAATATTTAATGCAAGCAAGCAGGGCAATGTTGCGTGATCGGGTTTCACCTCCCCTGTTATCAAAACTTAGTGAGATAAGAGGTGACACATTACCGCCAGAGTATATTTTGGGCGAGGTGGTCCCGTCCATTGGGACAGCTACACTTGTGGCACTCCCAGTTACCCCTGAGAAGAATCTAGCTCTTGAAAAGTTATTGGTCCGTTGCGCCTGTGCAGAGCCGAATACACGGTCGGCATCAATCTCACGGCCATCATCCCAACCACGCATAAATTCACCACGAAGGTCTGGAACAAGGAATGTTGTACTGTCATCCCCAGCGCCAAAAGTTGTTCCTATTGCTGTAAACAAAGCAGAATAAGTTGAACGGGACACCTCTGCACCGTTAGCTTTTAAATAGCCAGAAGGCGCAGTGTTAGCTGCGTGGTAGACTATTCCTCCTACGGGATAAAAAGTACCAAGATCAGCAAATGACAAATCAGTGCCATCGGACGTTAGAACTGTTCCAGCAGCGCCTTTAGCTAGTCTGGCTGTTTCGCCAGAAGCGTTACCGTACAATATACTGCCGCGAGTAAGATCGGTTAATTGATTTATTTCAGTTGCATCGGCTGTTACACCATCAAGAATATTTAACTCGTCGCCCGTAGACGTAACCGGTGTAGAGCCAATGGTTAATTTATCTTGAGGCACCACCAATCCAGCCGCGCCACCAAGAATTAAATCATCCTCACTTGCATCCCACTGCATGTATGCACTGGCCGTATCTCCAAAAAACTTAACGTCGTAACCTGTATCATCAATGCCTACTGTTAGTGTGCTGTCTAATTGTACAGCGCCGTCAATATCTACAGCATCAAGGTTTGTGATTCCGTCTACGTCTAGGTCTGTACCAACGAACAACTTCTTAGCTATACCAACACCACCGTCAACAATCAAAGCGCCTGAAGTTGAGCTGGTTGAATCAGTATCAAGATTTAAATTAACAGCGCCGCTTGTATCAAGAGTTCCTACAGTAGTATTACCAGAAGTAATACCACCAGACACACTCAGATTAGTAACGCCCAACGTGCCAATCTCAGCCACGGCTGCGCCAGTACCTGCACCATCTAAGTATACGAGCTTGGTTTGTCCTGTCGGAATTATAACTTCATTGCCAGAACCCTGCTTTACACTAATGCTTTGAGAGCCGGTTGTGCCGTTCTCAATGTACATCACTCGGTTTATTGTAAGGGGAGCTATAGTTAATGTTCTTGTAGCAGTTAAGTTGAGGGTTGATGTAACTTTAAAGTACATAGCCCGTACTGGATCAGTCGTGCCATCCGCTATGACAGTTTCTTTGTTTGCGTCTTGGTCAAAAGTTGCCTCTGTACCAAAGCCCATAGCCTCTGCAATTAGTTCGAGATTTGTGTTAGTTGTATCGCCCCAAGTGCCAGTTTGGTCGCCTGAACCGATCTCTTCTAGCCGAAGATCATTTGCATATGTACTAGCCATGTGAGTTTCCTAAGCTGCTATTCTTGTCCAGATTGTGTTCGGGTCTGGAACTAAGTTACCCCATGTTGTGTTCGGGTCTGGAACTAAGTTACCCCATGTTGTGTTCGGGTCTGGAACTAAATTACCCCACACAGTTACATTTGCTATCTGCCCTGTAGCCAAGACTCCAGTTAGAATTACAAAAGAGCCTCCAGCAACTGTAACTGATCCTACACTACTTGTACCGAAAACACTAGCAACAGATACACTAGCGCCAGCGGCTACAGTAACATCGTTAGTAGATGCAGTACCAGAAACACTGCCAATCGAAAAATTAGCGTCAGCGGTTACAGTAACATCGTTAGTAGATGCAGTACCAGAAACACTGGCAACAGATACACTAGCGCC